GTAAGAAACGCACGAGCCAAAAATTTGAAATTTTTTCGTTTTTTTCGGTTTTATAAAATACTTTCGGTTTTATTAATTCTAAAATTGCCTAGCTTTGCCTAGAAAGTGACGGCTTGTACTTAGGAGGGGAGCTTATGACACGATACGACGAGTTAGCAAGCAAACTTAATAACGTAGACGAGGCTAAACGAGGTTTTATACTTTCGTTGTTAAAGGACTTTGTATTTTTAGAGCAACAAATAGAGGAGCTTAGAAAATACCCACGTTATATAGTTAACAAAGCGGATCCAAGACAACAAAAAAAGCTACCAGTACACGATATGCTTAAGGACTATCAAGCCCAAAAAAACGACATAGCAACCAAGATACTAAGGAGCCTAGCTTTAGAGGACAGCGACGAAAGCCCACTACTTAAAGCACTAGCGAGGTTTAATGAGTAATGAACGAGCTTATTAAAAATAGTTATATATATAAATATAACGAGGCAATTAAAAAAGGCTTTATAGAAATAGACGGGCGAGAGGTTAGGCTAGTCGTAGGCTCCAAGATTAAAAAGGCTTTAAAAATTTTAATGAGCTACTTTGATAACCCAGCTATAGAGTTTAAGCCTCAAGAGTGCTACAAGCGCTTTAAATTTGAGGAAACACTTTGCTTACAAGGGCAAGCGCCTTATTATAATGAGCCGTTAAAGCTGATGCTTTGGCAAAAGGCCTTTTATGAGGCTATATATAGCTTTTACGATAAAGCTACTGGCTTGCTGCTAATTAATGAGGCGTTTTTAGAGGTAGCACGTAAGAACGGTAAAAGCACTATGGTAGCTGGCGACTTTAACACTGACTTATTTATAGGGCAAGGAGGCGTTAACTATTGCGTATGCAGCAACGACGATAGACAAGCTAAGCTGATATGGCAAGAGGTGGCGGGTATGCGCCAGCGCCTAGATATTAAAGACGAGGTAACGAGCCAAAATTTAACCGAGATACGCAACGACCATAAAAATATTAAGGTGCAGCGTATGAGTGCAAAAACCCAAAATAAAGACGGCTTTAACTTTGTAAAGGGCTGCCAAGACGAGGCGCACGACTGCAAGACTGACGAAATAGCCGAGGCAGTACAGCGCTCTATGAGTACCCACGACGAGAGGCTATTTATAACAGTTAGTACTAATGGCTTTTTAAATAATATGTATTACGACAAAAAGCTAGAGTATGCTAACGCTTGGCTAGAGGGCGAAATAGACAACCCACACTATTTAGCTTTCTTATATGAAATGGACGACGAGGCGGAAATATGGGCGGGCGATAGGGACTTATGGCAAAAGGCAAACCCTAGCTTAATTTATGGCGTTAAAAAGTGGGCTTACATAGAGCAAAATATAATTAAAGCCCAAATAGATAAAGAAAGCCGTATGCACTTACTTACTAAAGACTTTAACGTTAAAGTAAGTAACTCTAAAGCGTGGTTAACGCTTGAGGAGTACGACTACAACCAAGAGCCATTTACTTTAGCAAAATTTAAAGGCTGTGTAGCGCTTGGATCCGTAGACCTAAGCGACTGTGGCGACTTAACAGTAGCTGAGTTAATGCTGATGCGTAAAGGCGATAGCACTAAATATATTGTGCCTCAATTCTTTATACCAGCCAGCAAGTTAGAGGACAAAGACAACGGCGCTAAATATAAAGAGTGGAGCCAAACTATAAACCCAGTCACTGGCGAGCCTTACGTAACAGTTATTAAAGGCAATAAGATAAACCAAAAACACGTAGCCGACTGGTACCAGTCTTTACGTGTTAAATATCAAATTGAAACTATAACGATAGGCTTTGACCCGTGGCACAGTGACGTATTTTTAATGTGGACTGATAAAAAGACGGGTTACGGCTTTAACACACAAAAGATTTACCAAAATAGTAAGCTAATGAGCTACCCTATGAAAACACTAGAAAGGGACTTAAACGCCAAGCTGGTTAACTATGCTAATAACCCAGTATTAAAATACTGCTTTAGCAATACAGCAGCTGAGATTAAAAACGACTTTATAATGCCTTGTAAAATAGACGGGCAGTATAGCCGTAAAATTGACGGCGTAGTAGCTTTAATTATTCTATATGCAACTTTAGAAAAAAACGAGGTTACATTTAACCAATATTTAAGGGAGGTGTAAAACGTGGCTAAACCTAAAAAGGAAAAACGCAACAAAGAAAAACGCAGCTTTTTAAGTAAATTATTTAATAAGACTAAAAAAACTGATGCAACTTTAACCCTTGCTAATACATTTAAAGGCTTTCAAGCCAATTTTGTAAATTACAACAACTCAATATTAGAAAGCGACTTAATATTAAGCGCTACAAGGCTTAAAGCTAGGTTTTTTGGTAAGCTGATGCCTCGACACGTTAGAGACAATGCAAGCCAAATGATAAATATAAACGATAGCAGCGTAGCGAGGTTATTAAGGCAACCAAACGAGTACCAAACACCATACGACTTTTTAAGCCAAGCATATTTTTTAAGGGAGTTACACGATAACTGCTATATATACCCTAAATACTATATTAGTAATGCTGGCGAGAAAATCTACGAGGCTATGTATATTTTAATACCCCAGCAAAAGCCTTATATTTACGAGGACGAAAGAGGCAACCTTTTAATTAAGTTTATTTTTCCTAGCTATGACGAGCCAGTAATATTTTACTTAAACGACTTAATTATATGGAAAAAGAATTATGAGGACGACCAATTTTTAGGGGGCGGACGTTACACCAGTGCCGCTAACGCTGATGCTTTAAACTCTTTAAATGCTTACCAAGCAATTAAAGAAAGTACAGCAAATGTAGCCGAGCAAGGCGGAGCTTTTGACGGTATTTTAAAAGTTAATGCTTATGCAGCTGACGACGAAAAAATACAAACTATTAGAAATAACTTTATAAATGATTTAAAGAACAATAAAACAAGCCTACCAGTGTTAGACAATGGCACTGAGTATCAAAACATATCACGCCAGCTAAAGACTGTAGACGCTACAACAATGGCTGAAATAAAACAAAACTTATTAATACACACTGGCGTAAGTATTGAGATGTTAGAGGGCAAGTTTGATACCAAGTTAAAAGAGGCTTTATATGAAAACTGGATAGAGCCAGCAGCTATAAGCTTAGGGCAAGCTATGAGTAAATGTTTTTTTAGCCAATGGCAAACAACCCACGGCGACCAAATACTTTTATACCCTAACAAGGTGCAGCTAATGGCTACCAGTGAAATAGTAAGCATTATACAAAGCACAATAAGCGCTGGCGTATTTAAAATAGACGAATATAGAGAAATGTTAGGCTATGCTCCTTTGGAAAATGCCGAGGGACAAGTAAGACCTAGAGGCTATAACAACTTAGACGGCTCTAAAATAATTGTAGACGAGCCAACAAATAACGACACTGTAGGAGGTGTAAATAATGAGTAAAAATTTATTAGAAAAAGAAATAAGATTAAATATTAATAATTTAGAGGTAAGAGCTGACAAGCAAGACGGATCCAAAATGATAGTAGAGGGTTACCCTATAGTTTTTGATAAAGAGGCTTATATAGGTATGGAGCCGTGGGGCTGGTATGAAAAAATTGACCGTAACGCTTTTGCTAATGCTGATATGAGCGACGTAGTTTTACGTTATAACCATAGCGACGAGCTATTAATATTAGCTAGAACTAAAAACGATAGCTTAAAACTAACTATCGACGATAAAGGCGTATTTATGCACGCTGAATTAATCGACACAACCCAAAATAGAGACGTTTACAAAATGGTTGAGGCTGGACTATTAACTGAGGGTAGTTTTGCTTTTACAGTAAAGGAGCAAGACGTAAGAGAGGTAGGCGAGTGGAGCGACCCCGACTATGAGATACACCGTACTATACTTAGTATAGGGAAATTATTTGACGTGGCTATATGCCCTAATGGGGCTTATGGTGATTTAACCGAAATATACGCACGCTCTAAAGAATTAGTGGAGGCTAAGGCTTTAGGCAAAGTGGAGGCTTTGAAACGCTGCGAAATATTAAGGCTAAAGAATAGAAATAAAATTAAACTTTTGGAGGAAAAAGCAAATGAACATTAAAGAATTTTTAGCTAATAGTTTAGCTGCTAAAAATGAGCGTAAAACTGCTTTAGTAGCTAGAGTAGATGCAATTAACAACCGTAATGCTGAATTAGCCGAAATTAACGAGCGCAGCTGTGACGAAAAAGAATTAAAGGCAGCTGGCGAGGAGTTAGACAAGTTAAAGGCTGAATTAGTAGAAAAACAAGCCGAGTTAGCGGGCTTAGAGGCTGAAATTAAAGAGCTAGAGCAAATGATAGCTGACGCTGACAAACCAGCTGAGGGCGACCCAGCAAACGAGGGACAACCTCAAAGAAAACAATTTTTAAATTTTGAGAAAAGAGGAGCAAATAATATGACTAAAGAGGAATTAGAAAAAATGGCAAAAGAATTTGCCGAAAGAGGAACATTTAAGAGAGGTACAGCTGAAACTAGAGCTATTTTAGTATCAAGTGGCGATATTGCAACACCTACACAAGTAGCGGGCGATATTAGACCTAACTTTGAACACGTGCCAAGTATTGTTGACGAGGTAGACGTACTAGACTTAGAGGGTATGGGCTCTTATAAAATACCTTATGAAATTTCTATTAGTGAGGCTGACGAAACAGCTGAGGGCGAAAGCTACAACGAAAGTGACCCACAATATGGTTATGTTACTTTAACAGCTGATACAGTAACAGTATTGAGCCAAATTTCTAAGCAAGTTAAAAAGCAAACACCAGTTAACTATCAAACTAAGGTAGAAGATAGCGCTTATAAGGCTTTAAAGAAAAAGGCAGCAGCTATTATTACTAATGAAATTGCTACAAGTACTTTAAGCAAGACTGTAAACATTGACGTAGTAGCTGGAAAAGGTGCTATTACTGATAAGACTTTAAGAAATATTGCTTTAAATTATGGTAGTGCTGACGCTGTAATGGGCGACGCTGTATTAATGTTAACTCAAGCTGATTTAGTAGCTTTTGGCGACGTACGCAGCGATACAACTTTACAAGCTGTATATGAAATTACACCAAATACAGCTAACCCTAACACTGGTACTATTAGCGACGGTGGCTTAACAGTTAGATACATTTTAAACTCTAACTTAACACCTATTAGCGGTACAGCTCAAGGCTCTACAGCTGTAGTAGGTATGATTTACGGACAACCTCGCTGCTGTGCTTTAGGTTTATTTAGCGGCTATGAGGTATTAGTAAGTGAAGATTTCGCTTTTGATAAGGGTATGTTAACTATTAGAGGCGACGTTGAAATGGACGCTAAAGTACAAGTATTAAACGGCTTTAATGTTGTTACTTTACCAGCAACTGAATAATAAAAACGTGGCTATAAGCTTTTCAAGTGCTACCTTTACTTATAGCCACCCTTTTAAAAGGGGGTAATAAAATGGCACAATTAAACGAAACACAACAACAAATTATAGCTAGTATGACTAACCTTGAGGGCAGCGGGCAAGATACTTTTGTAGAAAACTACAGCCAGCTTGCTTATAACACATTATATGAAATGGGAATAAGTAACGCTTATTTAACTAGTGATGCTGCAGCTTATATTTTAGCTAAAGTTGTAACGGATCTAGTAGAGGACGGCAACCTAAGTAATACTACACTTAGCCTTATTGCGTCACTACGTACAAACCACCCTCATAGCGAGGACGAAACGACACAAAGCGAGGGCTAATATATGTATAAGCCAGCAAATATAAGACAGTTTGTAACTCCAGCCGTGTATAAAACGGCAAACACTGAAACTATTAACGGACATACCCAAAAGACATATAGTGTTGTAAGAACTATTAAAGGCGAGTTTAAACAAAAAAACACCAGCGAGCTTAACGCTAATGGCGTAGTAATAGTAGAGGTAAAAACAACGTTTACTACGTGGTGGAGTAATAACTTAAAAGCTCAAGATATTTTAACTATTAATAATATTGATTATGAAATAGTAGGCGAGCCCGAAAACGTAGAACAACGTAGCCGTTATGCAGTTTTAACACTACGACTTATAAAGGGTGGGGCTTAATATGCCTAAAACTAATTTTAGTTTAAACTTTGACGGGTTTTTAGACTTAGCAAATGATATAGACAATTTAGGTAATGGCTATTTAAAGCAAGCTGTAGACAATGCGTTTACAGCATCTAAAGACTACGTTAATAATGCTGTAGCTGATGCTATGGCAAGTAGTCGTTATAACTTTGAAAGAGGGCAAGGCTACTCAAGAGGTAAAGCTAAAGCATCTTTAGACAAAGTTAAAAATATGCCCGTCGAGTGGCAAGGTACAGTAGCTACAGCTTTTGTAGGTGTAAGGCTACGAGATGCACTAGAGGTACAATTTTTAATCTATGGTACACCTCATATAGCAGCTGATACAAACCTACGTAATGCTATTAAGGTTAAGGGCAAATATAAAAAAGAGGTTAGCAAAATACAGCTAGAGGAGTTTAACAAGGTAATAGAGGGGGCGTTAAACAGTGGTTAATATTTATGACGATTTAGCACAATTAAATATACCAGTTTACGCTGAGGGCGCAGCGCCTCAAGAGTTACCAAGTGAGTATTTTACAGTGACTGAGGACTACACCAGCACTAATTTAAGTGCCGATAATGAGGCTCAAGAGTATTTATACGAGTTTACCCTTAAATGGTATACCCAAGATGCTACAAGGCTTTATACGGGCTTAAATGATGCTATAGCACTGCTTAAAAGCAAGGGCTATATAGTAGGTGGCGTAGGTTACTGGAATAGAACTTATAAAGAGACTTGGTTTAGCCGTCAAGTCGATATAGAAAAAATAGAATATTTAGAGGAGGACTAAATAATATGGCAAAACAATTTAGAGGCGTAAGCCGTTTAGTTTTCGCTCCTATTACTGAGGGCGAGGGCACTACAACTTATGGAACAGTAACAGCTATTATAGGCGTAAAGGCTATTAGTAGAGATATTACTAGCGATAGCGAGGACGTATGGGCTGACAATGCGTTATATCAAAAAACTTTTGCTGGTACAAGTGTTAACCGTACTTTTGAAACAGTACGACTTGACCCAGCTATTGAGGCAACACTTTTAGGACAAACAACAGTTACAGTTAGTGGCAGTGGCTCAACAGCTGTTAATGCTTATGCTACCCCAGCTGATGCGTCAAACCGTCCATATTTCGCTTTTGGTTATGCGCTACACGACGGAAACGCTGAGGAGCCTTGCGAAATTGTATGGGCTTATAGAGGAATTGTTAACAGCATTTCTAAAAGCTCAAACACTATAGATGCTGGCACTGGATCCGAGGGACAAAGTATCGAGGTTACATTTACAGCACCTATTAATAAGTTTACAACAACTGGCGAGCGTAACCTTGACTTATTAATGCCAGTAGATGCAAACACTGACGTAGACGCTTGGTTTAGCCAAGTAGTTACACCCGACAACGTAGCTACAGTTATGGACTAATAAATAATAATTAAAGGAGGCACTAAAATAATGAACGCAACATTAAACATTTATAAAGACTGTACTAGTGAGGAGCCTAGCAAGCAATATGTTTGTAAAAGGCTTTTACTAGGAGTAAGTAAAAAAGTACAAGCACTTAGCGAAAATATGGAGGGCAAGACTGAAAAGGAACAAGAGGAAATTACAATAGATATTTTAAAAGCTATTTTTCCTAACTTTGAGGACGAGGACTTTAACTATATTGACCCAGTAGAGTACTTTAATTTTATAAAAGAAATATCTAGCGAAACTCAAAAGCTAATGGGTAACGCATTAAAAAACTAGAAAAGGGGGGCGTGTTAAATAATACCCCCCAAAATTCTAAAATAAGTGTTAATGAAATATTTTTTACAATTTTAGACGTTTTAACAAAACGCTTTAACGGGCTTAGCCCTTTTGAGATATTAAACACTCCAACAAGTGAGGTACTAGACTTATACGTAGACACTATTATAAATGACTTTAAAGAGAAAAATAAGAGCAATAATAATACGTGGGTAAAGTCTAGTAATGCAACTTGGCATTAAAGGAGGTGGAGTAAATGGCTGAAAATGAAAGAGAAATAACAACCGTATTTAAAGCCGATATATCAAACTTTACAGCTGCAACCCAACAACTAAATAGAGACGTAGCTTTAGTAAATAGTGAGTTTAAAAACGCTACAGCCTCTATGGGTAAGTGGAGCGATAACACCGACGGACTAAAAGCAAAGCTAACACAGTTAAACGGAACGTTAGACGCTGAAAAAAAGCGCTTATCTTTATTAGAGGCTCAATATGACGAGTTAAAGGACGCTGGAAAAGAAAACACAGCCGAGGCTCAAAGACTAGCAACGGCAATAAATAACCAAAGTGCTAAGGTTAAAGGTATACAAAAAAATATAGACCAATACACCGACAATTTAAAAGAACTTGAACAAGCGGGAGTTAGTACTAAAAACGAGCTAGACAACTTAACAGCCAGCGCTGAAAAGCAAGGCTCTAAGTTTAAAAGTGTAGCTGGAACACTCGGCAAAGGCTTAGTAAAAGGCATAGCTGGAATAGCTACAGCTGCAACTGGAGCCGTAACGGGCTTTTTAGCTTTAGGCGAAAGTACAAGAGAGTATAGAGTAGGCTTAGCACAGCTTGAGACTGCATTTAGTCAAGTAGGTTTTACAGCTGAGGACACTTACGAGGCATTTAACTACTTTGGATCCGTTTTAGGCGATACAAAAAAAGCTCAAGAAACAATGTTAGTGCTAGGGCAACTTGTAGACACTGAAAAAGAGTTAGAAAGCTGGACTGATACACTAACGGGCGTATATGCAACGTATGGCGAGGCAATACCTTTAGAAAGTATGAGCGAGGCGTTAGTACTTGCTAGTAAGCAAGCTGTAGCTGAGGGAGGCTTAGCTGATGCTTTAGAGTGGGGCGGTGTAAACCTTGAGGAGTTTAACGCTAAATTAGAAAGCTTAAACACTGAGGAGGAGCGCAGCGCCTATATACAAAATACTTTAAATGGACTATATGGCGAGGCAGCCGAAAAATACAAAGAGCTTAACAAAGATGCTTTAGCTGCAAGTACTGCCTCTACTAATTTACAACACGCTATGGCGCAATTAGGAGCCGTGGCTGAGCCTATTTTAACAATGCTTAAACAAGCAACAGCTGACTTTTTAACTGCGTTACAACCAGCCGTAAAATTAATAGGCGAGGGCTTAACTGGTGTATTAAATGGTACTGCTGGCGCAGCTGATAAGTTAGCCGACGGTTTAAACGAAATATTTACAACAATATTAAATAAAGTTACTCAAGCTATACCAGCTGTATTAAATATAGTAGCTACTTTAATACCTAAAATAGTTACAACTATATTAGATGCTTTACCACAGCTTTTAAATGTAGTTATACAAGCAGTTACTCAAATAATTAACTTGCTAGGCGAGTTGTTACCTCAAATTTTAGTTAAATTAAGTGAGTTGTTACCTCAATTAATAACTCAATTAATAGACGCTATACCTCAATTACTCCAAGCAGTCGTAGCAGTAGTACAAGCTATAGTAAATGCACTACCTACAATTATATCTAATTTAATTAATGCTTTACCTCAATTAATAGACACAATTATAAATGTAATTATAGAGGCAATACCTTTACTTACTACAGCAGCTATACAGCTTTTTTATTCATTAATAAATGCTATACCAGTAATTATAGAGGCGTTAGTAGAAAATTTACCGCAAATAATCAATACAATTATAGACGGTATTTTAAACGCTTTACCTTTATTATTGCGAGCAGCAATTACATTATTAATGGAAATAGTACACGCTATACCTACAATAATTCAAATGCTAGTAAAGGAAATGCCTAAAATAATACGTACAATAGTTACTAGTTTAACCTCACGTGTAGGCGACATAATTAACGCAGCTGTACAATTATTTATGGGAATTATACAAGCTATACCTCAAATTATAAGCGAGTTAATAGCCGAAATACCTACAATAATACAAACAATAGTAGAGGGCTTACTGGAGGGTATACCCGACTTAGTAGCAGCTGGAGGCGACCTTTTAGCTGGCTTAATTGAGGGCTTACTTAACCCTAGTGTAATATGGGACGCTATAAAGAGTTTAGGTAACAGCATATTAGGCGGTATTAAGTCGTTTTTTGGAATTGCAAGCCCTAGTAAACTAATGCGTAAGCAAATAGGTAAAAATCTAGGCGAGGGCATAGGAGTAGGGCTATTAGACAGCCAAAAAGACGTACAAAAAGATATATCAAAGTTTAATAAAGGTATTTTATCAAGCTTTAACTACTCTTTAGCTCCTAATGTTAATATGATGCCAGCACTTGCAACTGGTGGAATTGTTAACAGCCCAACGCTTGCTATGGTAGGCGAGGCTGGACGTGAGGCAGTTATACCACTTGAAAATAACACAGCTTGGCTAGATGCTTTAGCTGATAAACTTTCAAGCAAAATGGGACAAAATACGGTTAATAATTTTAATTATACTTTTGAAAAAATGGAAACAACAAAGCTGGCTTTACATAAGGCGCAGCTTGAGACAAAACGAATTATAGGAGGTTAAAAAGATGCAATTATTATTAACAAATAAAAATGGCGATACTTTAGACCTCCTTAATAATCGTAATAGATTTATATTATATAGGGCTGATGCTATGCACGGTATAGATACTGATATAAGCGAAACCACAAGCCCATTTATAGACGGATCCACAATAGAAAGCGTACGAGCTTTGCCTCGTAGCATAACACTAGGCTTTAAAATTGTAGGCGACGTACAAGGCGCAATAGATTTTTTTACAAGCTACGTTAAAAGTAAGCAGTTTATTACGCTAGAGGAAATAAACGACGATAAAGACATAGTTATAAACGGCGTGGCAACTGTACCACCATATACACGTATGGTACAAGCTTGCGAAATAATTTTAACTGTTTATTGCGGGCAACCTTACTGGGAAACAGCCCAAACAATAATAAACGTTTTAACAATGTATTTAGACTTGCTGTATTTTCCTACTGAGGGGCAATATTTTACGGAATATGGGCGACCTTTTGGAGCGCTTGACACTGAGGTAACTAAAATCTTTACAAACGAGGGCGATACTAGCGTAGGTATGCTAATAGAAATAGCAGCACTAGGCGAGGTAGTTAACCCACGTATTAGCTGTAATAGTGGTAATCAAATAGGCTGGTATATGCAACTTAATTTAACCTTACAGCTAAACGATACTGTAAATATAAACACCGTTAGAGGGCAAAAGTATATAACTATAAACGGCTCTACTATGTATAACGGGCAGCCTATATTAAATTATTTAGAGTTTAGCGGTAATGACTGGTTACAGTTTGAAACTGGCAACAATACTTTTAATGCAACTAGCGAGGTAGACGGACAACGAGTGCCAGCGCAAAACGTTTACTTTAACTTAACTTATAAAGCGAGGTACGAGTAATTATGATACCTTATGTTGAAATAGTAGACAAAAACACTTTAAAAGTTACTGCTTTAGTAGAGCCTAACGAGTGCTGGTTTGAGCTTTCATACTTTGACGTAGGCGAGTGCGAGCTTTATTGTGTCGCTTTGTCTACAAATTTAGCTAACTTGTTAAAGGGCAATTATTTAAAGATACCTAATAAGCCTTATATATGGGTTATAACAAGCCTTACGTACACATACGTAGAGGGCGTACCTATGATAGATGCTAAAGGCTATGAGGCTAAATGGTTATTAAATAAGCGTGTTATAAGAGCGCCTATTGAGTTGCCTAACCAAGTGGCTTTAGCTGTAGAGCAATTAGTAAATGACAATTTAGGTGCTGGCGCTGCAGCTGCAAGACAAATAGCGGGCTTTAGTGTCTATACAAGTGGAATAACTACAACTTTAGCTGATACTCAAGGAGCTAGAGCTAATTTATTAGAGTTTGTTAACAACTTGCTTAAAACATATAGTTTAGGCTCTATTGTTTTATACGAAAATGAGGGCTTAATTTATAAAGTAATTCAAGGGCAAGACTTAAGCGCTAGCGTACGCTTTAGCCAGTCTTTAGATAATTTATTAGAAAGCAGCTACTTAACTGACGATAGCAACATAGGTACTAATGCTTTAGTAGTTAGCACTGTAAATGACGTAGACTACCAGCAAGTATACGACGAGGGCGCAACTGGAGTAGATAGAGCCGAAATATTAATAAACTCTAATATATCGACTGAATATACACCACAAGGCGCAACGGATCCAGTTAAGCTAGATTTAACTAACCCTACTGACCTAGCATTATATTATAGCTGGTTACAACAAGAGGGGCGTACTGGGCTTGCTGAATATATAGAAAGTAACGAGGTAAGCAGTACGTTAGATTTAATTAACTCTAATTATGAGTTCGAAAACGATTATTTTATAGGCGACATAGTAGGAGTTATAGACGAGTATTTTAACTACAATGCAGCTGCAAGAATAATTAAATTTACTTTTAAACAAGATAGCGGAGGCTATGGCGAGGAGGCGGACTATCAATAAATGACAACTGGGGAAATTATAAGCGTTATAGCCGTTTGCTTGTCTTTTTTTGGAGTAGTAATAAGCTTTATATTTAGCTCTAAAAAAGATAATAGAGAGCGTGACGAGGAAAAGAAAAGCAACATAGAAAATATAGCGGAAATAAAAAACAATGTAAATAATATTAAAAGTGGTGTAGACGACATTAAATATAAAGTTGAAAAAATTGACGAAAAGATGCAAAACGACCACGACAAATTAACAGCACACGAAACAAGATTAAGAAATTTAGAAAAAGAGGTGTTTAAGTAATGAACTGGGGCGAAATAGGCACACAAGTAATACTAGGAATAGTAGGAGTATTAATAAGTGCTTTTGGTGTATTAATAACATATTTAGTTAATAAGTATGTTAAAGATAATAAATTAAAGACTATATTAAGTAGTTTAAATACTTTAGTGCAAAATAGCGTATTAGAGGTTTACCAAACTTACGTAGAGGCTTTAAAGAAAGCTGGTAGCTTTAACGCTGAGGCTCAAAAACTAGCCCTAGAGCGTTGTTTAGCACTAGTTAAGGCAAATATGACTAAAGACCTTGAAACGTGGCTCAAATCAAATTATAGCGACATTGAGAGCTATTTAAAATCATTAATAGAGGCACAAATAGGGCTTTTAAAATCTAAAGCCAAGTAAGGAGGTTACAATATGGCTGAAAAGAGTTTATTTTTTAATGCTTTACCTAATAGCTCGTATGAGACTGGGTACGATAGAAACTACAACGCTGACGATATAAGCGACTGGCTAAGCGTTGTATGGAATAATGGAGTAGTTAAAGGCGGTTTAAATGTAACTGCTGCAAATGGTATGACTGTTAACCTTAATGTAGGACGTGCAGCTATTAAGGGTAAGGCTTACATTAATAATGCTATTACTAGCTTTACAGTAGCCCCTAATGGCGCATCTAGCACAAGATACGACTATATTATTTTAAGATTTAATAATAATGTTGCTGTACGTACTATTGAGGCTATGCTTGTAACTGGTACAGCTAGCTTGCCAACAACTGAGGGTAGTTTAACACGTGAGGGCAACATATACGACTTAATGCTATGCTATATAGCTGTAGCTCCTAGTGCATCTAGTATAGTGCAAGCTAATATAACTGATACTAGAGGCTATGACAATAGCGTTAATACTGAGGGGCAATATGTATACGGCGATTTAGCTAACGCTTGTGGTTATTTTACAGCTGTTAAAGGCTATGACGACTACTACGACGCTATCGTACAAACTTTCGAAAGCGTAGTAACGTTAGCAAGCGCTAGCTCTACAGTAGTTACTAACTTGCTATCTAGCTTATATAACGATAAGTACAGCATAATAGAGGTGTACACTAATGGTATAAGAGAAAACGACAACGCTTATACAATAGGCACCACTGGCGAGTATATCACTATTACATTTACAGCATCTAAAAACGCTGGAGCTGTAATAACTGTAGATTTAGGCAACTTTATAGACGGCGAGGGCTTAAGCACTGCTATAGCTCAATATAACCAGTTTGTAGCTGACGTAGAGGAGTTACAAGTAGCTAATGAATTTAATTATTATTGTAACGGATCCAACGACAATACTTTAATTACAAACTTGGTTAACACTTTTATTAACGGTGGCAGCGACTATAAGAGCTTAAAGCTTAATATTATAGGTAACTTTGGCTATAGCTATATGGTAGGTGGTAGCGGTACAAGTGTAAGCCCTTATCAATTATTTAATTTTGCCAGTGGAAACCGTAAAGTAATATTAGACTTTAGCAACTGTAGCGCCGTTAACGTTAGCGTAAGTGGCGTATATGTAAATATATTTAATATGACCACTGGCAATATTAAAATAAATAACCTTAGCTTAATTGCTAACGGTACAGCTAGCGGTACTGTAATAAGAGTATTTAATACGTCAAATGCTAATATAGAGTGTAATAACTGCCGTTTTTGGGTAACTGGCTACCAAGATAGCTTAATAAGCTTGTGTGGTACTTTTAACAACTGTAGAGGTACAGTAAAAAACTCAATTAATAACTCATATTGTTTTATGACTGCTGGAGCTGGGCTTTTAACTCTTAACGGTGGTGTATATTATGCTTATTGTGGAGCATCTAACTTAAAGAGCGCTATTTTAGGACAAAGTGCAGCTAATGCGGTTAGCTTATTATATGGTGTAGTAGCTCCTACAGCTGCTGTAAGTGGTATGTATCAAACAAACGCTATATACCAAGCTAACGCAAACGGTAACTACGTTAACTGTAGAGACTTAGTAAGTACTTTAACCGTTTACGTACAAAGCGGTTACTCAACCGTAGCTGGTACTATTAGTTTAAGTAAAGCTGTATAAGTAATATACACGTAATATACAAATTATACTTTTTTATCTTTTTTCTACAACCGCAACTGTACACCTAGCAACGCATATTAACTTATTTACCTCGTCGGTAATTTTTATATCCCAAAACAATTACTATTTTTAAAGATAAAATAACAAAACCTCCAAAAGCCTTATATATCAAGGTTTAGGAGGTTTTTTTGTATGGCGCAATTTAAGTAAATTGCAAACAAAGCGTTACTAAATTATATAAAATTTTAAACGTAATATACAAATAATATACAAGCAATATACTTAATATATACGCATAATATACATACATTAATATTTAAAAGCGTCTATTATTTTTATTAAGTCATTAATATTAAGTGTAGTATAATGCTCCGTTATATCATTATTTGAGTGCCCTACAATACGCTTAACAGTTAAATTATTAAGCCCTAACCTATGACACTGGCTTATAAAAGTGTGTCGTGTTTCGTGTATTGTATGACTTAACCCTAATGCGTCTTTTATTTGTGGAGCGTAATTTTTTTGGAAATTACTATATTTAAGCTGTTTGTTTTGTTTGTTTGTAATAAGGTACTCACTATCGTTTAACCTAGCCTTAATTAACGGCTCTATATCTCTATGTAA